GTCTGGTGCATTGAAGTTAGCAGTGGGTTCAGGTGCTTTTGACTTAAAGTCGGGAGTGAAAGACCCACGACCTTCACTTTCATCTTCCAGTTCTTCATCGAAACGAGGACGGGAGGACTTCTGTCCTAGAACCATTTGCAGACGATTCTGCAGTTGCTCATAAGTCTTGAATTGATCTGAAGCAGTCAAGGCAGTCAACGAGTACTCTTTCTTCCAGATGGCCTCAAGAGCATCGTCGTCATCCAAGAGTGGTGCAGTGCGATCAAATTCAGACGAGTCATAATTCCAGTAACCTTGAACCTTTTTGATTTTCAGTTTGAAGTTGGCACCTTGCCAGAAATCAAAAGGATTGATGGGAGTCTCATCCTCAAACTCAGGTTGCATTGCTTCCATGATCTTATCAAAGATCTTCTTACCAAACTTATAAAGGAAGACTTTACCTTCGTTCTGTGGATTTGCTTTGTCCTGCACCACATAGATGTTGGCATAGTAGGACAGTTTGCGCTTCTGCTTACGAACAGTATCCTTATCAGTGTCACTACCACTGTTCCAGAGTTCACGATTATACTCACCAAGGGGATCCTTTTGACCGATAGTGGTCAGTGAGTTCTCAATGTACCAACCACCAGGACCTTGAAAGGCATGGGAGTACATTTTTGCCCAAGGAAGTTCTTCGTCGTTAGGGGCAGGCAGAAAACGGATAACGGCATAACCATTGCCAGTCTTATCCATTTCAGGTTTCCAGAGACGGTCATCTCCACCGCCACCAGTATTGTTCATCTTCTCAACTTCCTTGACCAGTTTAGAAGTCAGGGATCCAAGAGAGGATTGCTTTTTAAGATTTGCGAAAGACATAAGATTTTTAGATTTGTACGTATTTGGCTTGTGTGTACCTTGTTATTCTACAGGTTAGTTTCGTCCTTGTCAATCTGACTCTTCATAACCTCAAGCATTTTTTCCATATTGGAAAAGACGACATTCATATCAACATCTGATGAGAGTCCCATCATTTGTGCAGAGTCAACAATATTTTGTTTCATGAGTTTTGCTTCTGGATCATCAGACAAACTCAAACGAGTATAGAGAATTTTTTGTTTCTCTATCAATTTTTCTAGAAGTCCAACATGAAAAAGTTTTTCTTCTTTATTCATTGTTGAAAATGTAAAGACGTTACGATAAACATCTTCTTGCAACTCACTAATCTCCGTCATTTCTGCACGGACTACATCTGAATCGAAAAAACTCATTACCCTAAAACAACTTTCTTAAGAATTTTTTTATAACGTGATACCTCAATATTTAGGAATGGTGAATACTTCTTCATTCTCATATTGACTGTCTCCCACACTGGGTCAGACAATTTATTATTCCACTCTTTACTGAATCCAAGTATTCTATCAAGAATAACTAAGGTCTCAATTGATATATCATCTCTCAAATATGATTTAAGAATATCTGGATGACGAGAACCGTCCATGGAAAACATGGCATCAAAATTATTATCTGAAAAGACTTTCTCTGCCTCCTCTTTGAAAAGATATGAGAGTGACTGAGTTCTCTTCTTCCATGAAGTATATCTACCTTCACCCTCGCGTATCATTTCTCCTATCCAAAGCTTACTTGGATCAGTGCAAGTGATAAAGTTGGATATAAAGAACTCGATTACTTCTTTGTCATCCTTATTTCTTGCTAGTTTTTCAAACCAGAAACGGTCTTTCCTTTTGTAGAAAGATTGTACAGTAGCACGACTTTTACCACAATACTTATGGTAGTCATACTTTTCTTTCGTGAAGTGGTTCTTCAGGGAAAGGTATTGTTTGTAGGCGTCAAACGGCATCATCAAAAAGTAATATGGTAATTTTTTGCCGGAAAAATTTTTCCCTTTGAAAGGGAATTACAAGGGCAATTTTGCTCTGGAACTTCTCTTTAAGAAGTTGAGTTCCATTGCTTCTGCTTTTAGTTTGTCTTTGAGAGGTTTAGAAATAAGTTTAGGAACAGATTCTACATCAATACTTTGCAGATCACAGAAGTGAATAATTGCATCAATGTAGTTCATTCCTTCGTTATGTTGCACAAGAGATTCGATTTCTTGTGCAAAACGTGATGGACAAAAGAACTTACTCTCTAATACTTTTTCTAGTTCATTCTCCATTCTCTGACCTAAGATTGTGAGATACAAATTTTTTAATATACCGAACTAATAATTTAATATAATCCCCTTTGTTCCTTTTGTCAAATACTTCGACCTCACCACCAGGAGTAACCATGATGGTGATAAGTTTTTTGACGGGAATACCAGTCAACTCATAGTAGGCAGCAGCATAGAAAGTTTCCTGAACAAAATAGTTCTCTAGCCACTCTTCTGGTTTAATTTTTTCGGATGTCTTAAAATCGATGACTGCGAGTTCGCCTTCGTACTCTCCGATACAGTCAACTCTACCTGCTAATCCAAGATACTCTGAATACAGAGTTCTTTCTATAGCGTGTATGTTATTTATCTTATCCAGATATGGTTTAGCATGATGAAACATGAACTTTGTGAGAGGACGAAAGTCTTCCCAATTTATTTCATTATTTCTCATATACACTTCAACTGCTTCATGAAAATCAGTTCCACGAGTAGTTGCTTTCTTTGTGATACGATTTGCTTCTTCTATACCAACTCTCTTTCTCCACTTAATAAAGATTTCTCTGTTATAAAATGAAGTTACAGACGTAATAGAAGGCACCCAATCTCCATTAGGGATGTTATAGAGACGGATGCCATTGGTTTCTTTTTTGTTTAGTTCAAGATCACCGAGATAATTATGATGAATAAAATTCATTAGAGATTCATTTCTAGTTTAGCGAGTAAGTATTCTTTAACAAGACCGGATCGAACGATATCATCCACTCCAAATTCAATGATATCGACTGATGGCATGACTCGCAAGATCTTCATAAAATCTGCAATACCATTTCGTTCTCTATCTTTGATAAGATCTGTTTGGGTAGCATCACCACAGAACATGATCTTACTGTTTTCACCAACTCTGGTAATAATACTATCAAGTTCATGATAGTTTAAGTTTTGGAATTCGTCAACAATTACGATTGCATTATCAAGGGTGGTGCCCCGGATGAATGAAGTAGACCAGAAAGAAATTGTTCCTTGTGCTTTGAGATTGCCATATAGCATCTCAAAATCTCCTTCCGTTGGAAGTTCAAACATGAACTTCACCATATTCTTGTATGGGATCTGATACAGGGATGACTTATCCTCATGATCACCTGGTAAGAAACCAATCTCTCTGGTTGCTACAAGGGACCTGACAATGTAGATCTTCTCATAAGGTGTCTTCATATCAAAGACATCCTTAAGAGCATTGTAGAGGGTGATGAAGGTCTTTCCAGTACCGGCACAACCATAAGCAACTACGTTCTGGTCGTTTTTGTAGCATCGGAAAAGTTCTTCTTGATTCTCTGTTAGAGGCTCGATGGTTTTCATCAAGTCTGAATTGAGTGGTTTCTTTCTTTTCATGTGCTTGTTACTCATTCCAAATGGAACGATAGGGGACTGAGACTTTCTTTTTGCTGACATAAGGTGTAAGAAATTAGAGAAGAGGACTTAACCGTAGTATCGGTTTTTACTTACATTGGCACCAGGTTGTCTAGATGCACGGTCTAAGACCTCATTCCATCCATTGGATTTGGCCTCACCCGTCCATCTAAACTCAGTTGACTGACCTGCACATCCTTTGCTCCAATCTTTATCCCAATCTGGATTTTCTTTTTTCCACTCATCATATGCCTTCATAGACATACTGAGTTCTTTTTTTTCCTTAGTCTTCAAATTAATAACAGGGTACGTTGGCATAAACGTTCAATCCTTTTCTTGTATTTATTAAACCCATTCCATTGCTTCCGCAACGGCAGGGAACTGTTCAATGAAAATTTCTTTTGCACCAAGTGCGATGTCCATGTGCTCCTTCTGCGTTCCATTAGCAGATCGCAATTCAATATAATGTAGCCATGATCTTACAGAACCGGTCATGTAAATTTTTGTTGGACATGCTAAAGGAAGCACAAAACGAGCACACTCCTTTGCAATTCCATACTCAAGCATCTCTTTGTATAGTTTCATCCCCTCTTGGAAATGGTTTTCCATTTTGATTTGAAACTCTTGATTAACGAATGGATCAATATCATCAATGGAGTTTTGACGGTTTTTGGTGTCTTGTCTACGGAGTTCTGGTAGGGGGATCTTCTCACTGAGTAGGGAGGAATCAGCATAGCGTTGTGAAAATTCTTGATATGTGAACGACCTATGGCGAAGCACTTGAGCGGCTATACCTCTAGTAGTATTAATTTCCAGAGTCATATATGCCTGCTCAAAAATACTCCAGTGTTGATGTTTCACACAATACTTCAGCAGTCCAGAGAACTTTTCATTCTCTTGGTTTGCAGGGTTACTTACACGGGCACAGTATGCCATGTGCTTCTCGGCATCAGGAGTTGCACTGATAAGTTTAATCTGGGTATCCATCATCGTCATCAAATACTTCGTCGTAGTCTGTTATGTAGTTGGCAGCAGGATCATCAAAGTTTTCTTGTTTAGTTGTATATGAATCGACATCGGAGAATACTTCACTCTCTAATGTATCAACAAGTAATTTGAGATTCCTTACTATTAGTTTAAGTCGTTCTCTTTCCATAAAAAATGGGAGGTTACCCTCCCATTCTATCAATATTTAATTGGTAAGTCAATCACTTAGAGTAAGTCTTACCGCGATAGCAGAATGTACCGTGGGTTTCCTTACTTTCAACACAACGAGTATCATACTCAACACCACGATATGAGGTGTGAGAGATCTGAGCATCGTGCAGGGCAGCAGCTTTGTTGATCTGCTTACGAATGAGATTGAGTGTGTTCATGATAGTTACTCCTAAAGTAGTTGGATTTTTAGGCCCGTTCCTTTAGTCGTTTGCGTCCCATGGACAATTAGGAGTTGCCTCCTGAATTGTATCAATCAATTCAACTTTAACAATAGCATTCAAGTTTTCATTTGATTTGATCCTGAGCATGATGGCATCAGCATCTTCACATAGAAGACTAGAGTAAAGAAGAAGATCTACCATGGGATGAACGCTCCGTTCCGCGACTTACTTGCGTCCCACTCAATGTGGGATGAACGACAGGTCTATTATAGACCTCATACATTATATAGTCAAGTAGTTTTTACAGAAACATTCCAGTCACACTCATGTACTTAAGAGTTTCTTTTAGACTCCCGCGATGGTCAAGACCAACAGAAATTTGTGGGTACTCTGCTTCATCACCAAATTCTGCACGGAACTGTGGGTCCGTAAAATCAGTGCCAAGTAGAAATACTTTTACGTTTTGATCAATACTATTGAGAAGACTCTCTGCCCTCTCACATTCTTGACTACCATTAGAGTAAATAAGAGCTTGCACTTGGTCTCTCTCCTTTTCTTTTTTTCTGTGTTGTTCCCACATTTGAGCAACCATGTCAGCTGGTTCTACAGTTCGTGAGTGAATATCCTCTTTATGATTTAACCATTTATCAATTGCTTCCTGTGTAGGAACTTCGATTCTTACCATGGTGCCATCTTCCTCAAACTCTTTGTTCATATCAATGTATGTTTGAGGAGTGATTTTAATCCCTTTGTCTCCAGTCATCTGTTCTTTCATGCGAAAACCAATCTACAATATCATCTGCACCACCAAACCCTGTTTTATGATTAGATGGATCCGGGTCACCTAAATCCATCTGGTTCATAAAATCGTCAAGTCCTCCTTCTTTCATATCAGGATTACTGG